TACTGGCGATTGCCAATGGTACCACCAAGTTCAGGGACGCACTGACCAAGGCCCGGGAGCAGAAGGCCGCAGCTTTGCGCGCGGAAGATGCTGAATGGGGTGGTGAAGGCCGGCGCAGTCGTGGTGTGCAGTTGAACTTCACCCCTGTGAAAGAGCCAACCGCGAAGCCGAAGAAGGTCAAAGAGGACCGTGATGAGTTCATGGAGGCATACAACTCCATGATCAACAAGCGCGAGAGCTTCATGGAGGGCATGAGCAAGGAAGTCGCCCTATACAACATGTCGAAGCTCGAAGCCGACCTGTACAAGATTTCTCTGCAGGACCTGTCGGAAGAGCAGCGTAAGGCAGCGGTCAGCATGGCCACTGCCCTCGACATCAAGCGCAAAGATGTGGAGACTGACAAGGAGCGTCAGAAGATGCTCGACAGTCTCAAGACTGATGGGGAGCGGCTGTACGAGGCGCAACAGCGGATCTTTGAGCTGTTCACCGACGAACTGACAGTCAAGAAGCTGTTGGCCGCTGAGAATGAGAAGTACCACAAGACTCTGACCAAGCAGACCGAAGCAGTCGACAAGCTCGATGAATTCACGGTCAAGGCCGCACGCAACATGGAAGACGTGCTGGCCACAGGACTGGCTGATGCGATGGAGGGCAATTTCGACCGCATCGACAAGGCGTTCCTCAAGATGCTGAACAGCATGGTAGCCAACGCCATAGCCGCTGAACTCGCGAAGGCCATGTTCGGTGATTATGGCACGACAGGGAAGGTCGGAGGCTGGGCGAAAGACCTGTGGAGGTATATGTCCGGGTCCGGCGCAGGGGCCAGCGGAGGTACCGGAGCGGGTGCGGGGACCGATGTCGGGGGGTGGGCCGGTACTGACTTCCCCGGAGGTGTGCTACCATTCGCCGAAGGGGGTCGTCCACCGTTGGGCCGGGTGTCCCTCGTCGGCGAGAAGGGGCCTGAACTGTTCGTGCCCGACAGCGCCGGTACCGTCATCCCGAACAAGGCTCTTGGTGGCTCGGTCAACGTCGTGCAGAACGTCTACGTTGGTGGTGGTGCCAGCAAGAACGACGTGAGTCTGGCTATGGCCACTGCCAAGGAACAGGCCAAATCTGAGATTGCCGCCATGATGGCGCGAGGAGCGTTGGCATGACCGTTTATACTTGGCCCTCCACGATCTATGTGGAAAGCTGGGATCTGGTCCAATCACATAATAACGTTGTCTTCACCAGTGTGCTGAGTGGTGAATCGCAGACCTCTTCGCTACCTGGGTCGCGTTGGGGCTGGGTCGCTGGCTTCAGACAGGAGTCGATGGACGTACGGGCCACGACAGAAGCTTGGCTCACTCGGCTGTCAGGGATGCAGAACCGGGCTCAGCTTTACGACATAGCGCGGCCTGTGCCCCGAGGCACGATTGCGGGCACGATCACGGCGTCTGCTGCTGCGATCTTCGCCACGTCGATTGTGCTGAACGGTATGACCACGGGGCAAACACTCAAGGCCGGTGATTGGTTCTCGGTGATGCTGTCCACCGGGGTGACTCAACTCTTGATGTGCGTGGCAGACGCCACCGCCGCCGGTGCATCGATGACTGTCGAATTCAGGCATATGCTGCGAGCTGCGGTCAACGCTGGTGCTGCCGTTGCAATCAACCAGCCGACTGCGTATTACATCATGAAGCAACCAGAGTTCGGCATCCCGCGGGCTGGGGCTAACAGGGCGCCCGGCTTTTCGGTCGAGTTCCGTGAGGTATTTGTACCATGAGCCGCGGTATTCCAGGCGGGATGGCGACTGCATTCACCGGGTCGCATGTCACGGGTTTTCACCTTATCGAGCTGCAGTTCACGAGCGGCACGATTTACCTCACCACTTGCCCGCATGACGTGACCTGGAACTCGATTTCCTGGTTGTCCATCTTCGGGGCTGGGTCGGTCAGTGTGATCAAGGAAACGGGGTCGTCTGTCGAGGGTATCGAGCTGACGCTCTCCAATGTGAATACGTCGAACCTGAGCTACGCCCTCCAAGAAGATATCCAGGGTCGCAAGGTCATCTTGAGGTACGCGGTGGTCGATGCTGCTGGCACCATGTATGTCGACACGAACGTGTGGACCGGCAAGCTCGACACAATGCCGATTGTCGATATCGGCTCCGGCAATTCTGGTTCAGTGAAGGTCACGGCTGAGAGTGACCTTATCGACATGGACGTACCGAGGATGGTGCGGTTGTCTGACGCAGAGCAAAAACGTGTGTCTGCGACTGATCGATTTTTCGAATATGCTGCCTCATTGGTCAACACCCAGATCGTGTGGCCGAACAAGGAGTACTTCAAAAGATGAAGCCCGAGAATTGGCCATCGAAGCTGTTAGCAGCCATCGAGTCTCGCAGAACTGCTGCATTCGAATGGGGCAGCAACGACTGTGTGAAGTTCGCCTTCAGCATCATCGAAGAAGTGACCGGCGAAGACAAGCTCAATGGGCTGACCTGGGGTAGTGCGAGAGAGGCAGCAGAACTGTTGGCCGCGCAGGACCTCGTGTCCAGGACCGATGGCTGGCTCGGGCAACAAATTAGCCCGAAGTTCGCGTCCAGAGGTGATGTGGTGGCTGTCGACATAAACGGTCGGTTGTCGTTGGCTATTTGTACCGGCACACACGCCATCGGGCCGGGCGCGGATGGTGCGGTGTTCGTACCGATGGAACTTGCCGTGCACGCTTGGCGTGCCTTTGGAGAAGACTGATGCCGATGCTCATCCCCGCAGCCATCGCCTGGGCTGCGACTTCAGCGGCTGTCGGGGCTGGCATCGTTGCTGCTGGCACGCTCGCGGCAGCGGCTGTAGGCTTTGCCGCGTATGCGGTCACGTCCTATGCCGTGAGCATGAACCAGAAACGCAAGGCTGAAAAGTCTGCGCGCAATGCTTGGAATGCTCAGGTTCAGGATCGAGCCGTTATCATCAAGAGTGGTGACTACGCCGCACCGAGCATTTATGGTACAGCCATGGTCGGTGGTGTGCTGGTGCATGCCCAATCGACTGGGAGCAAGGGCGAGTTTCTGCATTTAGTGATCGGCATATCCCGCAGAGAAATCGACGCCATCGAAGGTGTGTACTTCAACGGCGAGCTGCTACCGACCGAGAATCTGTCCACTGGCTTTGTCGAGAGTGGTAATTTCACGGCTCAGAAGATGGAGTATGCACAGCAGTCAGGACCGGGTAGCGGTACCACAATCACGCTGGCGAATACTCCGACCCGCATCGTGTCGGTCGGTATCATCAATGACAACGGGGCTAACTTTGAGCTGTTGTGGACCACGACAGAATGGGTCCTGAACACTGACTACACCGTGGCCGGCAATGTCGTCACGTTGCTCGGCGGAAAAACAGCTACTACTGCGGTGTATGTCAGCTACGAATACGCCCAGGTCACAGACACGCTGGTCCGCATCCGCAAGGTCCTCGGTATGGCTGGACAGGTGGCGTTCAGCGAGCTGGTTTCTGAGTCTGGTGGTAAGTGGACTGCGAATCATATCGGCGTCGGTTGCGCTGCTGTGTACATTCGCATCAAGTACGATAATGATGTCTTTGGTCAGATCGGTATTCCCGAGATAAAGTTCCGTGTTCGGGGGTTCAAGGTCTATGACCCCCGAATGGGCACAACCCTGTGGTCGCAGAATGCGGCGCTGTGCACTGCCGATTACCTGAAGGACGCCACACTCGGTGTTGGTGCTGCTGCTGCTGATGTGCCTGATTCCGAGGTGACCGCCGCCGCAAACATTTGTGATGAAGACGTTAACATCGCAGTCTCCACATTCACTGCGAACGCCTCCACGGACGAGCTGACGCACAGCGCGAAGCTTTACACGGGCCTGCGTGTCACTCTCACGACGACCACGACTCTTCCCGGTGGTTTGGCGACATCGACTTCTTACTACGTGATCCGCACGGGAGCCACGACCTGCAAGTTGGCGACTTCGCCGATAAACGCGGCACTCGGCACGGCTATCGACATCACCAGCGCTGGTACAGGTACCCACACGCTTACCGCGAAGCAATTGCGGTACACCGTGAATGGTCTGCTTTATTCCGACGTGTCACCGAAAGAAAACCTGGGCAGCCTCACCGACGCGATGGCCGGTGTCTGTGTTTGGACCGCGGGCAGGTGGCTGGTGCGTGCTGGTGCTGGCCGCACGAGTGAATTCACGATCAACACGTCGTATCTGGCTGACGACGCCATTTCGATTCGGCCCAAGCCTCCACGGAGAGAGTTGTTCAACGCCGTAACCGGCGTGTTCATTGACCCATCACAGGGGTACACACCGGTCCAGTTCTCAGCCGTGGAGAACGCCACATACAGGACTGCTGACGGTGGCCGGCGCAAGGCCCGTGACCTGTCCTTCCCTCTGTCGGACGACAATGTTCGTTCACAGCGGCTGGCCAAGATCGCTCTTGAGCGTGCCCGGCAGGGGATGCTCATCAAGATCGCGTGCAATTACCTCGCGTACGATCTGGTTGTCAGCGATTGGGTGACCCTCGACATCCCGCGGTACTTTGGTGGCGTCCCTAAGGTGTTCGAAGTGGTGGAGCGCGAATGGGACCCCTCGCGTGGTCTGGTTTATACGCTCCAGGAGACTGCAGCAGCAGTTTATGACTGGGCCTATGGCGAAGCAACCACGTACGACCTCGCCCCGAACACTGCACTTCCGAACCCGTACACAAAGCCTGGGTTGATAAGCATTACCAGCGCGGTCAGTGGCACCAATGAACTCATCGGTATGGCTGATGGTACGGTCGTCACTCGGGTGTTGCTGACATGGACGCAATCGTCAGATGTATTTGTGGTGCAGGGCGGCACCATCCAAATCCAATACAGCCGGCCTCTCGACCCGGGGCTGTGGACATCGGTTCCTAACGTCAGCGGTGCCGATACCAGCACGTACATAGTTGGCGCCCCGGATGGTGTGCAAATCGTCATCCGCATTAGGGCGGTGAACTCCAGCGGTCGGATTGGTGCGTGGCAGTATTACACGCACACAGTGGTCGGCAAATCGATGGCGCCGTCTGATGTGGCTGGGCTTACTACCACGAAAGTGACGAATGGTCTGCGCATCGACTGGACCGCTTGTCCCGATCCTGATTATTTGGAAACCGAACTGCGCAGGGGCGGCACTGGGTGGGCTGATGCGGTGCCTCTCGTCGGTATTGGCTCGTTGAATGTACGTGGTAATTCGTACCTGTGGGTCCCTGCCGCTGGTACGTATGTCATCCGTGCGAAACACCGCGACACGACGGGGAATGTGAGCGTCACCGCGGCAAGCACTGCTTCAATCACCGTATCGGCAGCCGATCTACTTGAATGGGTCGACATTGCTGGTAGACCGGCGATGTTCCGTGTCGCGGCCAGAGGCAATTTTTCGAGTACACACCCGGTAGAAGCCGGGTTGTATAACGGTGAAACCGGTGGTGGTTTGGTTGGTGGTTCACGCAGTTATACGCTTGTGAAATTGTCCCGTTCCACCGGTGCGATTGCCTTTTCTCAGTACTATGACGTGTTCAACGCTGGTGCTGTAGCACCTAATAGACTAGAGGACTTGGTAACCGATTTAGGTACAGCCACGTCTAGTCAAATCGTCGTAATATTTACATTCGATGAACCACAAGGTAGACGCACACTGGCTGGGCTGCCTGCGGCAATGTATCGAAATGGTGCTAGTCAGGCCATATTTGGTAGTCCACAATTCAAGTACCGCAGCGCCTATATCCTAGTCGGTATTGGTGGCTGTGGTGAGGGCAATGGCTTTGAATCGTACAGCGGTGATGCAGACTCGTCCACTAGTGCGTGGTGTGATGTTTCGTTCTACCTACAAAACAGCCAACTCGTGATAAGTGGATCAGCCGCCACGCCACGCACGCTGGCTGATTACAGCTATACTGGTGCGCTGAATGCGACCTATGGCGCGACCTGGAGCAGCAACATTACCAGCCAGCCAGCCGATAGTGCGTTGATGAACAGCTACGTGTCGACCGGCATCAACCTGCTCTACAACTCGACCTTCGATGCGGGGCTTGAAGGGTGGTCGGTGGCCGAATCCAGCGGATTCACGCCAGATGTCGGCGTCAACTTTGGTACGTCGTGGAGGCTTTACCCCTACGGGCCGTGGAGTAGCGTGCTGTACATGCAGCAACTGGCTGCGCCGACCAACTCAAATTGGTACTATGGTCGTGGCTCGGCGGCGATCCCGGTAAAGGGAAACACCCGGTACATCCTGAGCGGCTACGTACAGGCACACCGATGCAACGTCGCGCTGTTCATCCGGGGATACAATTCCGATGGCGGTCCCATCGGCGCACTCGACGGCGCAGCGTTCGCTCAGGTGAGCAACTTTGAGCGCGCGGATGGCAAGTCCCTTGACAAGTACACGCGGATCGCGGCCGATTTCACCTCGACAGCGGATTGTGCCTATGTCATCGTCTATGTACGCAAGTACGACACGCTTTCGGGGACGAGCAGCTACCTGTTCGCCACCCGCTTGCAGCTTGAGGAAGCCTCGGCCAATGGCGGCGCGTCGGCGTGGTCGGATAGTGCGCGCCAGCACGCAATAACTGCCAGCAACATCGGCACTTACGTCGGACCTCTGGCGATTGATACGACCCAGATGGCAGCGAATGCAGCCACGTATGTTTTCACGATAAATGACGCTGGACCGCACACGTACACAAGTGTCGAGATTGTCCAACTAACCGGTACATACACGCCACCAGTAGACTGCAAGATTGTGGTCACTACCACGTGGAGCCATTATACAGCACCGGTTGATTCCGTTCATTACGGAGTGCGAACCCAAATCGTTAGGGATTCAGATGTCGCAGAGTTGGCGACTAGTGCGTGGTCAGGGTCTACGGGCGGTCGACTTGGGCAGTCCGGCAAGCTAGAGTACGACGCGGTTGGCGGTGTGGCGATCCGAATCAGAATCCTGGGCAAAACTTCATCCATTGCTATTGTCGGCACGTCATATGACCTGTCGGCACGGGTCGAGGTGATCAAGAAATGAACAACTGGCACTTCTACGATACAGCCACCGGGCTGATCTGTTCGGTCACGATACAGGGTGACTTGGACCTTGCGGCAGTAAATACGCCTCAGGGCCATGCCCCTATCCCTGGACGATTTGATCGGATGTGCCAGCGAGTCGATATATCCGCCATCCCTCCTGATCCGGTAGACCCGGGAATAGACCCGGAAACCGGTCTACCGATACCCGAAGAGCCGTGGTACCCACCTGTTATCGATTATCAGCCACCAGCACCACCCGATGATGAGTGGCAAACCTGGGCCTGGGACACTGGGATCAAGCGCTGGGTCAGCAGTCCGACGCTCGCAGCGGTCAAGCGCATGAAAATCCAGGAGTTGGCTGGTGCGTATGATGCTGATTTCCGCGGCGGCATGAACGTTGGTTTTGTTCGCGTTCCGACTGATGACTCGGCTATTGGTGATTACCTATTGCTGCGGCAGATGGTGGCCGAGGGCGACTGGGTGAACACGCCGATTATGCTGACAGATGGTTCATTTCAGCTGTTGACACAAACACAGATGGCCGCACTATGGTCTGCACTTAAGACGCACCGCCGCACACTGCTCGCGAAGCTAAAAGATAAAGTGACACTCGTGCGTGACGCGGCCACCGATACGGAGGCCAAGGTCGCAGCGATCACCTGGACTTCAGTACCGTGATTCTTCGCGCGGTGCTTGTGTCACTGCTGACAGTGGCATCAGCGCAGGCGCAGCCATTCATCGAGTTGGGTGCTGGGGGCGTCACTGGAGGATGCATACCAGCGTCGGGCAAGCCCAACCCAGATCACCGGTATGGCCGTGAATTGTGCAGCCCGGCTCCTCTCGGGTTGGCCTCTGTTGGGTGGCAGCTCCCAAATGGGCTCTCAGTCCAGTGGGAGCATTGGTCATCGATCGCAACAAAACATGACCGCGGTCTGGAGATCGTGAGTGTAAGGTGGCGATACACCTGGGGGCGAGCCCCCTAGGTTCAGTCTCCTTTATCCGCGCTAGTTGTGGACTTGCGGAATTTCACGGCTCGCGCGGCACCCAGGATAGCGGGCCACATATGTGGCAGGGTCTTGCGTGTGAGGTCATAGGCGTTACCGCGCTTCGTGTCTGCTGTCCCCTTGGGGGTCCGTACCCGCACCTTTTTGAAGCCGATGTCAGTCAGGACCTTGCGGACGCGGACCACATCCATGAAGCTCATGCGTGATGCCTCGATACCGAAGATGAACTGGAGAATCTGGTTGATCGTGGTACGGAGGACGTATTCCCCGGTTGGGGTACCGTTGTTGAATTCGTCATGCAACACAAACGCATCGACATGGGATTCGCTCTCAGTCATGGCAGACAGAATCCGCTCATGCCAAGGCTCAGTGGAAGAGATATGCGTCTGACGGTGGCTTTGCTCTTCAGCAACCAACTCCTCCGGGACCGTCCACCAATCCTCACCCTCTTCGAATGCCTCGACCGCTTCGGCCCACAGCATTTCTACGTCTTCAGCCAGAAGGTCTGATCGTACGGGCTTGACTTCAGCGCAGTGGATAGGCCAGAAGCGTCGTGCACCGGTCTGGTCAGCGATGTATTCCTGCGCGACCTCGTTCGTGGTACCAGCGAACACGCAGGTCCGGGGGTAGTTCTTTGAGTAGCGCTCATATGAGAGGCGTGCACCGTCGACGCTTGTGGTCAAGATGGCCTTCAGCGACTCGATGTCGGACCGCCTCATTGTGGCCAGCTCGCTGAGTTCGACGATGACTTTACCGACGATGTTCGACACCATATCCTTCTGACCGCTGCCGCTCTTGATGCCCTCGGAGTACTCAAGGTAGAACGGGCCACCGAGGATGCGCAGCGCTCGTGACTTACCGATGCCCTGCTTCCCTTCAAGAATCAGCATGTGGTCGGCCTGACACCCGGGCTGCATGGCTCGAGCCACTGCAGATATCAACCACTTTCGCCCCACCGCTCTGGTGTACTCGGTGTCCTTCGTGCCTAGGTAGTCGATGAGCCAAGTGTCGAGTCGCTTGGTGCCGTCCCACTTCATCCTCTTGAAGTAGACTTTCAGCGGATTGATCAGGTGGTCCGCGGCCAGCGCGATGATGACTTCGTGTGTATGGGCTTTGCTGACCCAGACATCACCAGCAGCGTGGTAAATCATCTTCAGCTCGATCTCATGTAGCTCTTCCGCGTAAGGCGCATCGATCTCACCGAGTTGCCCTACACGTGGCCTGCCGTCATATTCGGATGTCCAGTACATAGGTACGGACCCGTCAGCCTGAAAGCCCCGTGTTCTGCTGATCAAGCCGACGATGTTACCCTTCTCACGATTCTCGCCGCCAGCAGCAAACGCCTGCCTCTCTCGCTTGACGACCTTCAGCAGCTCTTCCAACTCGTAGACCCGAGCCCTGGGTACCTCCTTCATCAGGCTCTTCAGCATCGGAGCCAGCTTATTGCGCAGCTCACACGCCGACTCTGCGAGTTCCTTGTCTATCTTGTTAGCTGTGCCTTCGCACCACTCCTTCAGTCGTGCCCTGACCGTGCTTGGATCCTTGTAAGACGGGTCGATCTTCTCGCGAAAGTCCTTCCACTTGAAGGCACTGCAAGTATTATGTAAGCATTTGAATACAGGTCTGTTATTGACCAGCCCGACCATCGGCTCTTTGTGGGCTGGATTGAAAGGGCAACGGCTGATGATCCACTTCTGGCCATCGTTCCCGAACATGGGCCGCGGGCCGGATACCACGGTCTGGCCACGATCAGTCAGCCACTTCACAATATCGGTGATGTATTCACCGGTCATGTCCTTGAATTCGTCACTCTTGGCGTCACGAATCGGGGCGGCGACGTTGGAAATCTGGTCACGGGTGACCAAAACCCATTCACTCGGCAAGCCGATAATCTCAGCTATCCGGTGTGGACGATCAGCCGTCGACGACCCCTTCATGCTCAGGGTGCCGTACACCTTCCAGACGCGTGACGCGTTGAACGAGGTGATGTCCACTTCCACGGTCGGTGTCGTGAAGATGGACGACAGCATCTTCGTCGCACACTCGAAATCGACCCGAGCTGGTTCGTCGTTCGGCTCGTCGCACCGGTACATGACGTGCACGCCGTTGCCCGACAACGCGATCAAGGGTTGTGGCCAACCGATCGAGGTCAGCCACTCCACCACACCATCAGCACAGTCTTTCGCAGCTTCAAGCTCACCATCAGTGGATGAGATACCCGTGGGCCGCTTCGGGTCAAAGTCCAGCAGGAACCAGCGTCGCTTCTCGATCTCGGCGTCGTTCGTCGTGACTGGCGCACCGAACTCAAGCTTGTTCTCGTTGCGCGCGAGCAAAGCAGACTTGATGGGGTTGACAGTGGCATATATCGCCTGTTGTTTTCCGTTCAGTCCGGCGATGGCTATCGATGCTTTGCTGGTGTCGTTAAAGTAGCCACTGATCGTGCCGGCCTTGGTCTTGGGGATCCGGACTTCGAAGAGTTCGCCCGGCTCGTGGATTATGTCGAGACATGTCTTAACCAGAACCGCTGGTTTGACATCTTTGTACGTTACCATTGTTTTCGACTCCGATTCGTTTCTTTTCTGAGTACCGGAAGAAGCACGCCGCGTATGTCGGACCGTGAACACCCTCTGATGAGGTTCAGCGAATCCAGCTCGTCTGCTTCGATTGTTTTTATGAATCTCTGGTGATATGCCGCATCGACGAGCCAGAGGTCGTCACCGCAAGCCAACAACAGATGGATAGGGATGTTGCCCACATGAGCAGTCATCCACCGATGCTGTGAAGGCTCGAGGGTGAACTTATACTTACCATTCGGCGGCTTCGGGATGGCCTTTAACTCGAGCCACCCCGTTTCGTGCTTGCCGCCATTAAAAGTGTAGCTGACATCAGGGACCCCGGGGTTTATTTCGCGGTCCTCGTGCCAAGTCATGACCCAGTAACCACGCATGCACGTGGCCAGATCCGACCTCAGGATCGTTTCTTCGCGATCCATCTAGCTGAGTTCGTAGGCGTAGAAGCGGGCCGCATCAAAAACATGCTTCACGACCACATCTGACCACATCGAGACAGCTTCCTGCTTTCGGTCTTCAAGCTGCTTCTCCAAGCCCTCACGTGCGTGCACCGCCGTGATATCGACCCCGTGGAGTCTCACGAACCGAATACCGTCTGCGAGGTCACATATCTTGATAAGCAGTTTGACCGAGGGGTCAACGTCCACCTTGAACGTGGCTGGAAGCACCGCCTGTTCCAACTGCTCGACCCCGTGAAGGTGCCTCTTGGTGTGACTGGGGATGTCACCCGTGAACACCTCGGGTAGGTCGTGCAGCAGTGCCTGCGTTGCGACATTCTCTGCAGGTCCGAAGGTGAACAGGCCCGGGGCAGTGCGTGCAATGTAGAACGCGAGCAGTGCCACCACTGCCGAATGCTCTGCGAGGGTCTGAATCCGTGTGGCCTCGATCATGTGCCAGCGCTTGACCGCCTGAAAGCGCATGACAGCCTCTAGTCCTACACGACCGTTGCCGTACGCTCTGAACGCTTCACTCGACATGGCGCATCACCCCGTTCCTGTCGACGACCCACGAACGTTGTGCGTTGACCGCCATCTTGCGCAATACAGCCTCTTCCAGGTTCACGCCTTTGCGGCTCACGTAATCCAAGAACATGATGGCGACGTCGGCGCATTCATCAGCTGAACCATCCGAGTCGATCATTTCCCCGATCTCGCTGTAAAGCTTGAGGAACATCGAGGAATCAGTGCGATTCGGGAACAGGAAATCGGCCTGGGTGCGCACGACGGCTGCCAGTTCATCGATTGTGAAGGTGGCCGGCTCAGGCCCGAACATTTCCACGAAAGAAACTGTCACAGCTCACCTCCCTCGGAATCAGGGGCGCTGATGAACCGATCGCGGACCACCACATCGGAATCGTCCGGGCCAAAGCCCAGCCAAGCGACGCGGGGGGCGTTCCACGACAGATGCCTTGGGCACTCGATACCAGCAACCAGCTCGTCCAGGTCCCTCGGCTTGATGTAGTTGCAGAAGTTCAAGAATATTCGGGTATTCCAGTAACCACCGCAGTGGAACATCGCCTCGGTCAATTGCCGCTGGCTGAACGTGAAGATACGGCGGGGCAGCTTGGTGACAGTGGTCAGCTCGGGAGCGATGCCGCCTGCGACTTCGCTCCAATCTAGTTCTTCTTGGTCAGGGTAGCAGGGACCCGACGAGCCATCGCGGTTGTTGACACGAATCGGGAGAGTCCGCATCGAGCCGATCACCTGCACCGTCGACGCAACGTTAAAAGGCAGGCCACAATCTGCGGCGATCTGCCACGGCGTTACGTCACGCGAAGTCACGTGCGGGTACTGACCATGGTACAGGGACAAGCTGAAGCCTTGCGCGCCCTCCATCAGCACCGTGTCGGCTGCGTACAGAGCTTCGCGATAATCATCGACCGTGGACACGTAGCGCGCGAGGGGGTGGCCATCCCTCCACCGGTTCTTCACGATGTTCGCGTCAGGCTTGCGGCGAATGCGTTCGATCACGGCTTCACCGACACCCTTCGCAGTTGAACCCATCTTGGTGCGGCCATCCGCGATCTCGAAATCGGCGTGGCTCGGGTCCAGCACGGCGGCATGTGGGTGAATCATCAGCCTCTTGCCAGCCATGAGGTCACCGAACCGTTCGAGTTCAGCCATCAGAATCTCGGCACTGATGATGGCGCCTGGGCCGATCATGATATTTCGCACGCTAGGGCTCACGATACCGATGGGCAATTGTTGGACCATGACCAGCCGGTCCCCCATTACCGCTTTGTTGTAGTACGAATGACCGGCCTGCGTACCGAAGGCGCAGATGGCGGTGTCGTAGTTCTCACGATGCGCGAGGTAGCCAGCGATCAGCCCCTTGCCGGTACTGCCGTACTGGAAATCCATGACCAAATCGATCTTATGCGCCATTGTTGTTCTCCTAGAAAATGGGCTTACCGTTGACTGCTCTGAATTGCTCGGGGGTAAAGGGTGCCCATCCGAACGCCATCCGTCGACCGTTGAATTCGAGGTCCACATTGTCGAACTGAGCCAGCACCAAAGGCTTATTCCACAACAGGAACTCATCGGGGGTACGTTCGTGCTTGCGCACAAGTGCGGTGTGGCCTTGTAGCTCTGGGATTGGGCCGACGTATTCCATACGGACCATGGTCATGTGTCAGTCCTTTCCAGGCCATGCATCAGGTTTTCGAATTCCTCACGGATTGCGCGCAGTCGTCGAACTCGTTCACGTCGGAAATTGAGCTCGGCGTCCGACTGATCGGCGGTGAATCGGGGCTGCCAGTGTTCACCAGCCAGAGCGGCCAGTTCCTTCGCAATCAAGGTGCCGATACCATTGATGACAACTTCTGAGCTACTCTGTACCATAGATTCTCCGTTCATACCATTTCCTTCTCGGTTGCGAGCCACTCGGGGATGAAGATGGATGTGGTGCCATAACCCGGTTCATCATCCGGGCCGTCGCACCAATCACTGACCTGCGACTTGGGAATCCAGGCTTCCTCTTTGACGCCGTGATTCACGAGGATGGCCTTTTCGGTGGTGCGCTTCACGACCACGGCAACCTCGACGATAGACGGCCTGCTGCTTTCCCTCATGTCTTCATCCTTTCCACCACGTCGGTGTGATTGAAACGTCAGCAGTGATCGGGACACGGTAACCGAGCGCTGCGCCTGGGCTCACGAAAGCATCAGCGATTCGCTGCGCCATCGCTTCGTCATTCTGCATCGAAACGTCAATCTCATCATGCACGCTGAGCATCAGACGCGCAGGCAACTTCTCGCTGCGAATGAGTCGGTCCACCGCGACTAGACCGCTCTTGTTCACATCAGCCGCATTCGCCTGGAACAGCAGCCCTGCCGCCTTGTGTGCGCCCTGTTTCCGCGGAAACCGCAGGCGTCGACCCATCAGGGTACGTACGTACCCAGTGTCGCGCGCGATGACCTCGGCGTGCTTCGAAAATCGCTTGACCCCAGGCACCATGCGGTGGTACTTCTCAAACACGGCAGACGCCTCGGGGCCTGGGATGTAGGCCATACGCCCCCGAATCTCGGTGATTTCGTACGGCATACCCATGCTGTGGGCCGTCTTACCTGGACCAGCTCCGAATGCCAAGCTGAGATTGAGCGTCTTGGTGTTCGGTGCGCCTGCGTACGCTGGATTGCGTGGAATCCCGGTCATCTTCGATACGATGGCGTGATAGTCCGTCTTCGGATCAGCCGCGTATGACGCCAGAATGGTCGGGTCCGCGATCAAGTGCGCCGCCATGCGAAAGTCAACCTGATTGTAGTCGGCTGCCATCCACATATCACCATCATCGGGCAGGAAGCAGCTGCGGATTACCTCAGCGTTCTTCTTGTCGCGATTTCCAATCTGCTGCAACGCCGGATCGGTCGAAGATAAACGGCCAGTGACCGTGCCCGCGGCCTCGTCGTTCCTGGTTTGGTGGAATGACGTGTGGACATACCCGTTCTCGTCAGCATTCGCAATAACATGCCCTCGCAGGAATGTGTCTCGCAGTTTGACGGTTTTGCGAAGAGCCAGTATACTCGTGGCGGCTGGGTGGACCATGGCGCGCAGCGCGTTTTGGTCGAGTGACGGGCCTTTGCCACTCTTGGTCGGGCCAACAATAGTGCCATCGATGAGCCTCCATTGAAACTTGTTCAGTTGTTCGGGCTTGAAGAACTCCTTGACCTGCTTGGGGCTGTTGATGAACGTTTGTACGTCCTTGCAGCCCACGATCTCGTGAATCTCGGCTTCAAGAATAGCTTGGTCCGCGTCTAACTTCGGGATAGCGGCGTGGGCTGCTTCAAGGTCAACACGCACACCGCCCCAGGACATATCAGCCAGAACCGGCAGCAGATCACGTTCAAGTCGCATCACACGACCAAGGTCCTGCTTTTCGATCAGCGGTGCCTGAGCTTGCCAGATGCGGAACGCGTCGCGAGCGTCGGAACTGCCGTATTTGCCGGTCAGTTCAGGCGGGACCTCATCCAGTCTCGCCATGACCTCATCTACATTTTTCCAGCCCATGGCTGAGCGGATGTTCTCAAGTTCGGTCTTCTTGTCTGACTCAATACCATGGTGCTGGCAGATCGAGTACAGATCGTAAGTCATGTGGTGCTCGTCGATGAGGCACTCTGCCGTCATCGTGCACCAGAAGTCGATGGTTCGCGGGTCGATACCCAGTACCCTGCAGCATTGGTATTCGAATTGAGCAGCCTGGGCAATGACCGGTCTACCCGGCAGTGTGTCCCTCAGCCACTGAACAACACCGGGGTGCTGTCGAACGTCCCAGTACCATGTATCATCGCACGTGGCGACTGCGACACCGAATACACGAAAATCAGGACTCCAGTACCGCAGGCCGCTTGTCTCAAAGTCGAGTGCAAGTATCTGCAGGCTGTCGAAGCGTGGAAATGTCATAAGTTGCTATGGGCTATTCAAAAAGCCCGGGTCGGCGTGCCGTGTCAGCTGCGAAGAATGGCGGCATGATGCGCGACCCGGGTAAACTACCGGGCATTGCCCGGCAGGGAGTCAAGAGGTCAGATGTCGCCGCGGGCTTCGGCACCGGCTGCGGCTTCGTTGTCGATCACGGACTCGTGAGCAACGCGGAATTCCTGGGTCTTGAGGACTTCGTACAACTTCTCGGCCTGACGATAGACCGGCTCGGGCGTGAAACCAGCCGACTGGACCATGAAGTTCTTGAACTTCTGCCCCTTCTTGTTCTCGTCCGTGAACGAGGTCAGCTTGTACACCCGGCTGAAACGGTCACCGCCAGCGATCTGGATCATCGCGTTCCACTTGCGACTGACCTTGGCCTTGGTCTTGGCCATCGAAATCACGATCTGCTCGCACACGCCATCGGGCGTGATGCGCAGGCCGTATTGGACCGGGGTGTCCACGACTTCGATATGCTCGGGGTCGTTGCCCTCCGCGATCACTTCACTGCGACGTGCTTGCGCCTCGGCCTCGGTCGGGAACGAGCCGAAGAAACCACCGCCCTCGTTCTGCAGCTTCCACACCAGATACTCGGTGCGGTAGTAGACAGGCACGAAGTACGCCAGATCACCGATGATCTCCTGGGTCACGCTGTTAAACAGCAGGCCCTCCTTGGCGTCGGGGTTCGTCTCCTTGATGGGCGACAACGCCTGGACGATCTCCAGTCGCGGCAGCACCATGTCGGTGGACTTGACTTCCTCGGAACCGCGGGCCGCACCTTGGTTGATGTAGCTCGGGACCTGGGTCGATTCGAACGGGGACATTGCCTGCTCAGCAGCCACTGCAACTTCCGTCTTTCCTTTGGTAGCCATTATCTTACTCTCTTCAAGGCCAGGATTAGATCGAGCTGCCGCGGCCTAGGCGGGATAGCTCGATATGCGCCGACAGTTTGTCAGCGAATTCATACAACTCTTTGGGCTGGCCACGTTCGAAGGCCATGCCGTGTCGCACCATTTCCGCGAATGCGGTCATCAGTTCGGCGGGAATGACGACCGCGGTCGCCAGATCGTCGAACCCGAAAATCACGTCGATACCGCGGCTCATTTCACACGCTTCGCGAGGAACGTTGTAGGAGAAACTACCTTCATCACCCGATGCCGTGCCCACTGGAGAGGTGGCTTGCGGCGAAACAGTCGGTAGAGAAACACACGCCACGGCCTGCGGTCTTCACTCATCAGGTCCATGTAATCACCCACCTCCAGGTAGTGCGGAGCAGCGGTTGTGATGGTTCTCACGATCACGCCTTAACGATGGACGCACGGGTAAACGGCGACACTTTGAAGATGTCCTCAGGGATCTCGGCGCCACCTTCGATCATGCGGCGAAACAATGCCTTGAGACTCGATGCGTTCACGGACTCTTGGACCATGTTATCATAGCCACAATCACGAAGCCACTGCATAGCGGCTTCCTTCTGGCCAGCACGAGTCGAGGCGTACAGATCCGACGCCAACTGCACACGACCCAGGCCCTCGAATGTCGCAGTGCGCAGATCGAGCTGCTCCATCATTTCGGGGATTTTCTTCAATCGCAGTTCATCAAGTTGTTCATTGATGGACTTCAGCAGGTCTTCTGCCTTCTCCTTGTCCGTCTGTAGGTCCTTCATGGACACACACAGAGTACGCAGGGTTTCAATCGTCATCGTTCAGCTCCTATTGGGCTATGTTGAGAATCTCGGCGCCGAACTCCACCGGAGTGTAGACGCCTGCTTGTCTGCGCCACACCAAGTAACGCGGGACCTTTTGAACCAGACCGAGCAGGTAGCCGATGGTCATGATCGCCATGGGCTGACCTGTACAAATGATGTAATCGGTCTTGGGGTTATACTGACTGATGAACAGTGCAACATCAGAATTCCAGTTGGCCTGCACAGCGCTTCGTCTGTGCAGCGGCATGTCGTGCGAGGTGATAAACTGGAGGTCACCAAATTTCAGCGCTGGACTATAATCGATGGGGACAGTACCAACTTCATCACGGATGACCTGTTCTTTGACAACAAACACTACCGGGTTTTTCATATTTAAATGTCGAGCTATCGGCTACGGGAGGACCAGACACCCATGATACCACAGGTGTGACAGGGTGTCTATACAGGTTCGCCATCCCCAAGAAGCAGATCATCGAGCTTGATGCCCTGTGCGACGCGGTTCATCACGTACTCTTCGATGTTCATCTTCGTAGCGATAGATGCCTGAATCAGCTCGTCCACGGTCTTTTCCATGACCAAATCAGCGACGACGACACTGTTCTTCTGGCCGATGCGGTGTGCCCGGTCTTCTGACTGCGCTCGGTCGATATACGCGTTCGTCCCGGAGTAGTAGACCATGATGTCACTCTCACCGCTGATCAAAGTGAGCCCGAGCCCAGCAGCCACGGGATTCCCCACAAAGAACCTCATGGTCGGGTCATTGCAATACCGGTCCTCGATAGCACTGCGGTCCTCCATAGCTGTGCCACCATAATAGCACTCGACGGATCGGGGTCCGTACTTCTCAGCCAGCTTGTCCCGGATCAGCTCGATCTCATGGATGAATGTCGTCCAGATGATGAACTTCGACCCCAGGCGGTGATCGTCCACCAAATCGAGCAGCAGGTCGAGCTTCGGGTTTTCCTTCAGTGGCTCGATGACGGTATAAGCGATGTCCTGCTCTTCACCGTTGATGACCTGCTTCTTGAACTTCGTGCGTGGTAGGTATCCACCCACGATCTGTCGTAGACGCAGCATCTTTTCGAGTGTGTTGTCGACTTTGATGATCGGTTCGTTGGGGTCACCGGTTGTGCCCTTGATCACGAGCCTAAACAGCTTCTTCTGCTCGGCTGTGGCCTCACAATATAGCGGTTTCATCACCTTCGGTGGGAGGTTCAACACGTCCTTGCCTACCTCGATGGTGTAGGGGACGATGAGCTTCATCAGCTCTTCTAGGTTCTTGTACCCGACGATCTGTTTGTTCTCGTAGCCACCCATTTCGACGTACCGGGTCTTGAACGCCCAATAATCGCCAGTGCCGATGATGTTCGGGTCGAGGAATTCGTATTGCGACCACAGGTCCTGGATACCGAGGGCGATCGGCGTGCCATTCAGCAACATCCGGTACTCTGCACTGTTCCCGATTGAAATAGCACGCTGCG